TTGGAGCTGAGCCGTCGTCACGGCGAGCTGCTGCGCTGGATCGAGTCCTGCCGAGGGCATCTGGCCTGAGCCTCCGGGCTCCCACACCACTCCACCCATGCTCACCACCACCCTTCTGGTGATCTGGAAGCTGCTCCTGCCGCTGCTGGTTGTGGTCGCAGTGATCGACTGGCTCACCGCCTCTGACGATCGCCGTGTTCGCATCCTGCGCCGCACTGGTCTCAGTCAGCTGCAGATCGCCACCCGCCTCAACATCACCCGTTACCGAGTCCGCCGGGCGCTCGCATCATGATCAACCGCATCAACAACACCATCTGCTTTCTGATCGCCGCGGCCGTGTTCGCGATGATCGGCCTCGATGCCAGCAACCAGCCTGGCATGACCCACAGCGGCACGCAGCTGGAGGTGCGCAAGTGACCCGCCCACGCCGTTTCTACTTCCAGATCAAGTCCGCCAACATCATCGAGTGCATCACGGCTCACAGCTTCACCGAGGCCAAGCACAAGGCCGCAAGCGAATGGCTGCCGTGGTGGGACCAGATCGAATGGCTCAACCCTGAAACCGTCACCGACCCGTCCATTCATGCCTGAGATCACTGGAGCGATGCTGCCCTTCATCTGGGCAGAGGATCCATCACCAGCGAAGCTGGGCGATGGCATCAGCCGGCCGAAGCCCGGCAGCCGCACTCGCGAATACAAGCTGATCGTCTACCCGACCGGCGCCAGGCCGCTGACGTGGATCACACGCGCGGAGACCAAACGGCACGCGATTCGCTACGCGCAGAACCGCTGGCCGGGTGCTGACGTGGAGGCGCTTCCTGAATGACTGGCAGTACCGCCCTCTGGATCATCGCTGGCATCTTTTCGTGCCTGATTTTCACCTTCAACGAGCGCCATTGGATCAGAGGCATGGAACTTGTAGATGCAATGTTGCTGTTGATGTTTTACACTTTCTTTGTCATTATAGGCCCGCTAGGCTTGACTATGCTTTTGATCGCACAACTAATTGTTTTTCTTTCAAATCTATGACTGAACCTCTCTCCCCCGCCGCGCAGGCGGTGTTAGATGCCGCCGGCTCCGCATTTGACCAAGCCGGAACAACTCGCCAAGGCATTGCCGCCGCCCTGCTAGCTGCTGCTGTGTACTGCACACGCGAACGACGCATCTTGATGACCATCGCCGCCGAGCTGGAGGGTGCCGATGCCTGACGCCCTGCTAGCCCTCGCCCTGCTGCTCGCCCTCGGCGCAGCGGTTGAGCTGTGCATCAAGGCGGCCTTCGTGCGCCTGCTGCCGTTGCTGCTGAGGTTGGGACATGACTGACCCCATCCGCGCCAAGCTGGAAGCGCTGATCACCGACAGCGGCACCTACCGTCAAGGCCAGCAGGATGAACGCCAGCGCCTGCGCAGCTTGATTGATGTTCGCATCGACCAGTTGCGTGGTGTCGTCGGCATCCGCAACCGGGAGCAGATGTGCGCTGAGCTGCTCCAACTTCGCCAGTTGATTGACCCATGAACCACCGCATCAGGATCGACCAGCAGCGCGCCGACATGATGGAGGCGCTCTACCAACGCAGCGGCCGCACCTGCTGCACCTACACCGGGTTGTGGGAGGAGTTTGCGCTGGAGATGGCCGCCAACTTCCGCGACACCTACTACCCGGAACTGCTTGATCGGGTGTGCGCCGCGATGGATGCCACCGGCTCGGTGATGACGCAGAAGCAGGCGCAGCAGGCAATCGAGGTGTGCCGCCAGCAGCTGCTCGGGGAGCGTTGGCGGTGAACTACAAGGGAGTCTGCGCCGCACTGGTGGAGCGGCTGGCTGAGTTCGTGCCAGCCGATGACCCGATGCTGTTGGAGGCGAAGAAGATCGTCGCCCATCAGCCGCCGCAGTTTGAGAAAGGCGCGAAGAACAAGTCGGCAGTGTTGACACCTGAGATGGTGCGTGAGCTGCGCCGGCTCCGTCGTGAAGGCTGGAGCTACGGCCGGCTGGCGATCAGGTTCGGCATCAGCAGCCGTCACGCCTGCCGAATTGCAAGCAACAAAGCCTGGAGCTGGATGGATGACTGACCCGATCAACCCAGACCACTACAAACAGGGCAGCATCGAGTGCATTGAAGCAATCGAGGCTGCTCTGACGCCTGAGGAGTTCCGCGGCTACTGCAAAGGCAACGTGATCAAGTACACCTGGCGCGAGCGCCACAAAGGCGGCGGTGAGTCACTCGCCAAAGCGCTGTGGTATCTCCGCCGACTTCTCGCCAAACTGGAGCCATGTTCTACCTCGCAGGGCTGAATCTGATCGAGCGGCTGGCGCTGTGGATCCTGTGCCGCAGCCCGCGCACCAGCTTGGTAGTGGTGAAAGAGCACGCCTGGCCGTCGGTGTTTGTCGCCAGCGATCCGCGCGATCCGGTGGCGGCGCACGTCACCAACGGCGAGGTCGAGCCGCTTTCAATGCAGCTTGAGCGGTTGTACCACCAGCCCGCCTACGGGGAGGAGGAATGATCAGCCTGCACGCCGGCCGCCTGCTGCTGGTGTGCAGCCGCTCCAGCCGCACGTGGCACGCGCGTGTGGTGCTTGGGCCGAAGCCTGAATACCAGCTTGAGGCCGACACCAGTACCTCAAAGCTCTATGAGGCGCTGCAACGTGCGCAGGTGATCTACCAGGAGGCGGTGGCCAGCATCCGGCCAGCCGACAGCCAGCGCATGTGCTGGGACTGCATCCAATGGGATCCGCGGTGCAACTGCTGCGAGCTGGGCATCCCAGAGTGCCGGCGCAGCGGCGGCCGGTTCGCGCCACGATGCGAGATGTTCCAGCCATGCCGCGCGAATGGGTGACAGCCACGCGCGAGCCGTGGTGTGTGCTGATCCACCAGGCCGTAATGGCGATCGACCGGCACAACAGTCTGTTCTTTCAGACAGGCGACCGTTGGCATCTGCTGCAAGCTGAACGGCTGCGGCAGTATGTGATCGAGCTGAAGGACTGGATCAGCAGCCATGAGCGAGCCTGAAGTGATCAGCCGGCTCGATCGCGACGGCGGCTACATCGAGACGCTTGAGCCTGCTGGTGGCGGCGAGCTGTACTACAGGAGCTGCGCGAGCGGTTACTGCCGGTACAGCTCGGACCTGTGGCAGGCGGAGTTATACCTGACCCACCTACTAGCGCGATGACCCTCTCTGAAGCGTTCTACCTGATCGGGATGTACTGGCTGATCTGCGGCTTGGTGCTCTGCATCTGCAAGCGGATCCTGCCGTGAAAAGGGTGGCCGGTGATGGTGGCTCGCGCGCCTAACCCACCTCACCGCTGCCGGCCTGCAACGGACGCCCAATGCTGGAAGCAATGGACCGTCAGCTTAACCCTCACCGGCGACCCAGCGCGCGATTGCCCATTCGCGAACAGCGGACCAGAACGGCTGGGCGCGATACCAGTCGATCCAGGGTTTGTGGCCCTTCTGGCTGTTGCACATGAGGCAACAGCTGACGAGGTTCTCGCGCACGGTCAGGCCGCCGTGCACCTTGGGGATGACATGATCGAGGGTCGGGCTGCGGCCGAGCGGATCGCCGCAGTAGGCACACTCGTAGTTCCAGGCGAGGTGGATCTGATCGCGCGCGGAGCGGCGTGTGACCAGGCGGGTCTCGTCAATGTGGTGCTGATCCACTGAGGTCGGCTGGCAGGGGAACGGCGTGGACTTCGAGGTCCAGGAGGTCGTCGTCGTTGCGGATGAACTCAGCGATCTGGCTGTAGATGTCTGCGGGCAGCTCCTCGGGGTCGGTGTCGGAGCGGATGATCAGCTTGGCGCTGATCTCCACGATGTAAGCCCGCATGGGAGCGGCCCGGCTTGGCCAACGGTAGCGGGTGCGACGGGTGCGCCCCGTGTGACACCTTGCAAAGGTGCCCCGCATCCGGGGCAGGATGCCCTGTTGGCGGGGTATAGTTAGGACATCGACAGCCACCCACTCCGATGCTCACCACCTACCAGCGCGAAACCCTTACCGCCCTCTACGCTTCCCTCGACTACCTCACCTGCAACGATCTGCCCGGCCAAGCCGAGATCCAAGCTGCAATCCAAGCCATCGAAAAGCAGGCCGCCTGAGCGGCCCTCCTACCATCCACCCATGACCTACATCCTCCGCATCGGACCGTGGCACGTCGGGCCATTCCCGACCCACATCGCGGCCCAGCATTTCGCCGAGACGCACGGGTGCGACGACTACACCCTGGTCCCGCTTGATGACCCTGCAGAGGCGCCTGGCCGGATCCACCGCCTGCGCATGGCGGAGCTGAAGCACCCGATGGCGCAGTCTGCGCTGGTGGGCTAGCCCTTGCTGGCGGTTACGGCCGCGTCCTGGTTGTAGCGGCCGGTGACCGCATAGCTGCGCGCCGGAATGCCCTCCATCTTGTGGAAGACCATCTGCCCGATCTTCATGCCGGGCCACAGCGCGATCGGGTGCATCCGCCGCGCGTTCTGCAGCTCCAGCGTCAGCCGGCTGCCATGCCACCCTGGATCGCAGTAGCCGGCCAGCAGGTGCTCCAGGCCCTCGCGGGCGCGGCTGGACTTGAGCACGAACTGCGCGGCGATCGAATCCGGCAGGTTGAAGATCTCGCGGGTCTCCGCCAGGCAGAACTCACCCGGCTGCAGCCAGTAGGGATCCTCTGCGGTGTGGCCGCTGATGCCGT